GCCAGCCTGGTACCGATCCACGCCGGCTTGTGCGGTGAGTGCCTGACCGGCAATTGTTCCTTGACGTTTTGTTTCCGCGGCCGCTGATGTGTAGCGATCCGCTTCGATTCCAGCCTGGTAATTCTGCAACTGGGCCTGACTTCTAAAACGCCACGCCTCGGTTGCGCCGATAGCAATCAGATTAGATTGGTTCGCTTCATCCATGAATTCTGAATCCGCCTCAACAACTAATGGGGTTCCGGTAAGTTGTACTCCGGCATATCCATATAGTGCCGTTTGTTCTCCCCGTAATCGTCTGGCATCTTTCGCCGCCTTATCTGCCTCGAACCTTGCCCTCTGTTCCGCGGCAATCGCTTCGTTCTCGTTAATTTGTGCGTTATAAGCGGCAATTTGCTGGGCCTGGATTGCTTCATTTTCCATGATCCTCGCGTTGTAGGCGGCTGTTTGTTGTTGTTGCAGTGCATCACGTTCGGCAATCTGAGCGTTTTGTCGCATGACCGCGGCTTGTGTCTGTGCCTCCTGGATCTGGCCACCGGCCATCATGCCCATAGAGGCCCCAGCTAAAATCGTTTGCCCGGCGGTCAATCCTAAAACCGGACCTATAGCATGGCCAGCCCAGGCCCCGACTGCTCCTAATACTAATGAGGCCATGATGTTCTCCCGTACATAAGATAATCCTCTTTATTGGGCCCATAGTGTTTTATCCGGCCCTCAAATTGCATTCCCAAAAATTCAACAAAGCGAATCAATTCGGTATGCCCGTGCATCACCGTTGTCTGTACTCTATGCAATTGATGTGTATCCATAAGTTTTTCCATCCAACTTTTAACACCCCGTACAAACCATAATTTATTTTTTGCAGAAATCCCAGAAGCTACCAACCACGCTTCACCGACTCCTGGCCACATCATAATAATTCCGGCGATCCACGCCACCTTGCCATCCACCAATCCGGTATAAGTCGGCCCATTTGCATCGGATCGAACTTTGATTTGGTCTAACAAATCGCCCATGGTTTCATGTTCAAATTCTCGAAATTCAATCATGTCCCAATGCTCCGGCTCAAACGGCACAATTTTAAATTTCATTATTGGGTCACCGTTAGTTCTCCTGTAATATTTAATAGTGTCATTGGCAATCCCTGTTTTTGCTGGATGGTCAGTTCAAGATCCTCTGCATCCCATCCTAACTGGGTGATGTCTTTAATACCGGTGAATGCCGGGGGAGGCTTGTCCAGCAAATCTGAGGTAATTCGAAAAACAATATCCTGGCTATTAATGGTAAGCCCGACCGTTTGATAGACATTCACCTGGACACGGTTCCATGATTTTTTTAATCCGACCGTGGATCCGCCACCTTGTAGTTCAAATTCGGGGGATAAAGTAGTTAATGTCGTATCGTAACCGAGCCCGATATATGCGTGGGTCCGGCCATTGCCCGTGATAGACACACTGCCACCGGTAACCGTGGCATCCGGATAAACCGCCTTACTGGTCGAGGTGCCGGCAACAATCTGCACCCGTTCACCTTCCAGGTGTTCGAGGCCGGAAAAAGTAGTCGCGGCCGCACCGGAATAAGTGAGCCCGGCATCCACATAAATCGCTGGATTCAGGTATTCAATAAATCGTTTCGTTGTCTGGTTGATCGTCCGCTTTACACTGATCCATACTTCATCAGATAACCCGTCCACACTTGGGATACATGCCGCGGATTCCACCACGGCGTTGCCTTCATCGGTCACCGCAAGCCGGGTTGTGTCGGAGCTCACAATCGTCAGGTACCCGACCTTGTGCGCGGTTTCTTCAATCGTCACCACGTTGGCCGCCGGGTTGGACACGGTAAAATCCGCATGAGCGTTGATCGCCGTGAACAGATTGTCAGCGGTCGTATCATTCGATTCGTTCGGCCGCCAGCCATTATCCGCCGAGGGTGCAGTACCGCCGGAGGCTTCCGAGGTGAATGTCACCGTGGTCCCATCGGACTTGGTAAAAACCAAAGTGGTGCCCACCGCGATATTTGTATAATCGGTGACCGTGATAGTAGCATTACCAAAATATCCACCAATCGGATGACGGGCCCAGGCAACAACATTCTGATCGCGTTCGTAAGTAACATTGATCAACGCACCATCATTACGCACCAGCCACACCAGGGTATCGGGTTCTTTCTGGTAGGCCATATCAACAATACCGCCGGCTGTTATATGTTCTGATAAAATTGTCATGTCGGGAGCAACCAATCCATCCACATCCAGGTTGAATGCGAGCTCCCTTAATTTGGTGCCAGCCCGTTGCATGTATAAAACAGCGCGGCCAGCTTCTATTGGGGTTACGTTATTGGATCCGTACCGAGTTTCCGGAATAACCTGGACATTGGTTGGAGTCACCGGGGCAGAACCACCAGTTAATTTAAACTCACCCCCAACCGTCCCAACCAGTAAACCGGCAGAGGATCCGATCAGCCATTGGATAACATTGACCTGGCTTGCCGCCAGGGCAAACTCAATCGCATCATCAGCGGCCCCGGTACCAACCGCCATATTCTCAAAATCTCCGGACTTACTCGCCCAGATGGTTTGAGGATTGTCATTGGATCCGGCCCAATACAATCGTTCCTCAAAGAACGTGACACACGCCGGGTATTCATCGGCGGATCCGGCAAAGCCCGATGGAGCTCCGGAAAAAGAAATTGTGGATAAGGTCCAGGAGGTATGTGAGCTCCTGGTCAGTTTTCTAGGGGCGTAATTTCTTCCGGCAATGTATAAAGTATCAGCCGACTGACAAAATTTCAGATCGTACAGATCCGCTTCGGTATAGGTCGTTGTGATCTCTACCGGCTTGCCACCCGATTGGACCTGGCCATTATCTTTATAAACTCGAATAAATAGATCGCCGAACTCTAAAATGTAGGCTTGTGTGGTACTGAACTCGAATTGAAATACACGGACCTTCTTATCAAAATCGCCCGTTTTAAGAGTAACCGTATCCAGGGTATGAGTCGCACCAGTGGTGTGTTTCCAGCCCATATAGGTGTCGGCACTTTGCGCGGTGAATTCCATCGTATGCGTACCAACCGCAAACTCGGTCGAGGTATATACTTGCTCGCCGCCACTACTGTTCCCGATCTGCAAACTGATGGCACCGGTTCCAACAACAAATCCTAAAACGTAACGCTGGCCGATGACCGTGGTAATCTGTTCTTCCGCCCATCCATAATTGGAAGCATCGGCAGAAACAATATTCATTAAATTGGTTGAGTGGGCAATAGATCCCGTGCCAACGGACTTATCAGTCCAGCCGGAAATATCACTCGCAAAAGTGCCATTGGGCATCATTTCAGATCCCGATGCCGTTACTTTTGTCTGGGCAATAAAATGGGATCCTCCGCGGCGCTTCAATCCGCCATGCGGCAGAACGTAGGCGTTCTCGAGGGTCTTTAGGGCGTTGTTGTATTTCGCAACGTCAACCCTTCCCAGCAACCTGGGTGAAAATTCCCCGGCTGTAAAATTTGTTTGGACCGGAAAAACTTTTGCCATTAACGCAATCTCGCATCAAGTAAGGTTTCACTTTTAATTTCTTCCGGGGTTCCTTCCTGGGAATCGACACTCATGGCATCGGCCAGGGTATTGCGATATGCCGAAAACATGGTTTCCGCGGTTTCTTTGCTTCGGGTCACCGGGAACGCCAGCCGGTAAGCTAAAAGGTCCACCAGGGTTTTCATCATTAGTGCGTCAAATTCGCTCGGGTCAGTGATGCGCCCGATGAAAATAATGTCAATCGCCGAGGTATCACAATAGATGTGACGGCCGCGACATTGGAAATTCTGGTCATCGTCCGCGGTATCGTAAACATTGAGCACCCGTAAACAATAAGGGTCAGTCGGCATCAAAAATTTATAGAGCCAACCAACAATCGGCGTGCCAGTAACAGCCGCGAGATTCGCCTCCCGGACAGCCGCATTCCAGCTATGTTGCCGGAGCAGAAAATCAACCTCGGTATCGTAAATGCGATTGCATAAAACGGCCGTGGTTGAGCTCTCGGTCAACGAACTGATCGTATTGGCCCCGAGTAAATTTAAAGCCTCATTACAAATGTCAACTTTTGAGGGCATAAGAATTCCTTTTTAAAAATTCCGGATGCAACCGGACCCCGGAGGATCCGGCCACAAACAGAATTATGCGTTAGCCTTTGCAGTACATGAGATGAAGATCGATGGTATCGCCGCTAACTGCGGTACCAGCGCCCAGGGAAACTGTAATAATCATCTCCCCAGTTGTCACATATCCCGTGTCATGAGTGGTACTTTCATGAAAGTGCGTAACGGTTCTTGCAGAAGCCGCATCAATCGCACTACAGAAAGCATCAACATCCACGGCAACGGCAGACCCATCGGTTTGAGCCGTATGTGCCGCGTACCCAACATTAACAGTTGCTGACGTTTCAAGGTCAGAAACGATAATGAAAGATTGTGGCAGTATGCGGACCCCAGCCGGGACCTTCATCATTTCAATGGAATCGG